GTAGGAATACCACCACTTAAATCAGCTGCAATCTCATCAATCTCAGCATCAGTTAGTTCTCTGTCTACAGTAACAGGTTTACCGTTAATAATATACTTCATTAATTAGTCCCCTACAGAGTATTTAACACCACTTTTAGTGGTACGTTCAGTTCCTGTTGATGGTGTACCTCTTAGTGTAAATACTTCTTTAATTTGTTCAGGTTTGTACAAGCCTGATAGTTCAGCTGTACGTTGTGTCTGTTTAATCTCAGCGTCTTCAAGAGCTTGATTCTTCTTCTTGATAATCTGAGCAAGTTGTTTTAACTTACGTGTAGTATCTGCAGTTGGTGTTCCTGTTGAGAGTCGAGAAACTGTATCAGACACCATACCAACCAATGAAGGATCACCACCAAAAGCATCTACGTCAGATTTAGACAACTGTGTCTCACCTGAAGCTTTAGCCAGTTGACGAGACAAGGCCGAAGCTGAAGCAAAGTTACCTGTCTTAAGAACATCATCAGCCAGTGCAATAGCTGCATCAGAAGCATTAACAGCATCACGAAATGGCTTCAATGTAGCGTTAAGGTTTTGACGAAGACTAACAATATCACCAGTTCCTTTTAAGCCGGGGATCTCGTTAATAATCTTAGTTCCCTTACCTTCTCCAGCAGCTTTAATAACAGCATTCACTTCTGCAATCTCTTTGTCTTGAGCTGGTGAAATCAATGTCTTTCTGTACTCTTGTAGTGTTTGAATCTCTGATGGTGAGTATTCTTTATCTTTAAACTTCAAGTCATTTACATTCTTAGACACTTTATATAATGCTAAACTTGCAGGAGTATAAACACCCTTCTCTATAAGCTTCTGGAAAGGATCTGCAGCATCTCTTTCACGCTCACGCTGTGTTTTAAGTGCTTGTTCAGAACCTAACTTAGCCTCTTCCATGTCTAGTTGCTGAGCACGTTGTGATAACATTGCTGCAGACTCTGGATCACCGGTTGTCCTCAAAGCTTCAGCCATGTCACGAAGACCCTTAGCTGTGTTGGTGTTGTACTGACTTGCAAGTTGACGCAAACGAGTAGCACGTTGAATGGTAGGATCTTGAATGTTTACTCCAAAAGCACTTGCTAAGCCTTGTCCTAAGTTAGCACCACCCTTATAACCCATAGAACTAAGTTGTTGGTTCTGAGTCAACTCAGCAAACTGTGCAGCCTTCTGTTCTAGCATTTGACGCTGCATTTCCTCTGGAGAACCCATGCCTCCAAACAAACCTTGTATTGATTGTGTTGCCATGTTATTCCTTATTAGTATCCAAAGTATCCGCTAACAGCAGCTGGTTGATAAGGTGTTGGAGTTGGTGTAGACAATCCTTTAATTAACTGGCTGATAGGATCTGTTAAGCCAGCTACAGTACCTTGCAAGGCTGCACGTTGAGCTTGGTTAGCAGTTGACTGACCTGCTGCATACTGTCTAGCTGCCTCAGCTGCTTGTTGAGCACCTAATGAACCTAATGAAGCACCTTGAGTCAAAGCATTCATACCTTGATTCTCTATGTTAGCAGCACCTTGCATATACTGAGTGTAAGGAGCAAGAGCTTGACTTTGTAAGCCAAAGCCTTGACCTGCCAAGTTTAAGCCACCAGTCATCAAGCCCTGACCAAACGTAGCTTGTTGTTGTCCAGCCATCTGAGCCTGTGCAGCCAACTGTGCATCCTGCTGAGCTTGAGCATTGTAGTATGCAGCCATCTGAGGATTAGTAGCTGCTAAGCCGGGAGCACCCGCAGTGTAACCTGCAGTGGTTGCACCTGTAGCAAGACCTAGGCGACCTTGTTGCTGTTGTTGATTCGTTAGATTAGCCAATGCCTGTTCACGACCGGGAGCAAGTAACTGCTGCTGTTGTGTCATGTACTGCTGAGCTTGTGCTTGAGGTGTCTGAGCTATGTAGCCTTGACCCAAGTTAAACAAGCCTTGAGCTGCAGTGTTAACATTAGGCTGGAATGCTTGTACAGCTTGAGCTTGACCGATACCAGTACCTGCTAAGCCTAACAAACCTTCACGGGCTGCAGCTACATCAGGAGCTACTTGGTAGCCAGCACCTACTAACCGTCCTGAAGGGTCATAGTTAAAGCCTGACTTACCAAACCTTGTAGTAACTCCTACAGGTCTAAATTGAGCCATCTGTGCAGCTTGGTTAGCTGACTGAGTGGCTGCATTAGCTGCTTGGTTAGCTGCGTAGTTTGTACCTAGAGCACCTACGGCACTGGAGGCAAGACCCCCAAGTAAACTTGTATAATCGATAGCCATATTAGTATGTGCCTCCGTCAACTGTTGCTGTAAAAGTACCAGAGACAGTAAGGTTTACTGCTGTCACTGTACCTGTGAATGCTGGACTAGCTTTGTCAGCTTTAGAGTTAACTGCTGATTGAATAGCATCAAACTCAGTATTGATTTCAGTACCTTTTACTAACTTAGCAGGGTTTCCTGTAGATAGTGAGTCCTTAACTGCAAAGTCTGTGCTCTTTGTGTAACTAGACATTATCGTGTCCTTCCTGCTTTAATGTAGCAATCGAGTTTCTGTAAAGATATTTCAAAGTTATTAATATCTGTTTCTAAGCCAATCTGGATAACATTACCTGAACCACTGGCATTAATCTTTTTGTTGTCATATACAATACCAGCTGTGTATTGACCAATACCATATTCAGCAACATTGTACTCAGCAACAGTAATATCACCTAAGCGGATAACTCTAGAGATATAACTAGGGCTAAAATCAAAGCCATACTTAATAATAACATTAGCTCCGTTACCACCTACAAAGGTTAAGTTAACCTTTTTAAGTATTTTTAAAGATGTAGGGGAACCAAAGTCAAAGTAATTGGTATAGTATTTTAACTTATAAGTGCTGGTGTTGTCAAGTGATCCAGTGTATTTTCCAATATAACTTTCCTTACCTATCAATAAATCCTTATTACGGGTATAAAAGAAGGCTGTAGGAGTAATATTGTTCCACGTTGTAGTCTTAGCTGCACCATTCTGTAGCTGACCTCTCATGTCAAAACAGTACACAGTATTGCTTGCTGGTAAAGACAATAAGTAGAAGGCATCCTTATCTGAATACACTGACCTGATATTAGCTGCAGTCTCAGCACTTAAGTCATCAAGTAAGTCATCCTTAACATTCAAGCTAATCTCTCTCATTGGAGCTGACTTCTCTTGAATGGTACGCATCAGTGAACGTACACCAGTATCCGATAGGAAGACAACATCACTACCAGTCTTAGCTACGGAGTCTCTAGCAAAGCATCCAACACCTGTAATTGTATCAGATAATGTAAGGTTATTAGGGTCTGTAGCATTAGAATAGATAAGAACCTGTCTACGACCAAAGATAATCAAGAAGTTATTATGTGCAGATAGAGCTATAATCTCATCAGAGCCTGAAGGCCATACCTGAGATACATCCAGTGTACCAGCTGTACCTGTACTTAAGACATGACCAGCAAGCAGGTCTGAGAACTGTACAGTACTTTTGTCTGTACTGTTATTAGCACTCCATGTACGACCATAGGCACTGATTACACAGTTATTACTTGATACAGTTCCTAAGTAGCCAGTCTTCTCAGATATACGCTTATAAGTAGTTGAGCTTGTTGCAGGGTCAAACACTAAAGGTGTATGTCCAGCTTGATAGATGTAGAGACAGCCATTCAACGGAGCCATCTGCCAGTTATCAGCTGTAATGGTAGGGGCTGTACCACCGCCTCCGTAGGTTAACTCAGTAAGAGTACTACCTACAAGTTTAAATAACTTATTGTTTCCAGCTGCAACAATGTATGAGTTACCAGCATTGTCAATTAACTCAGCAATAGTCTTGACACTGTATCCAGTTAAAGCTGCCAGTGCAGTATGCGCTGTAGTCCATCCCTTACGAGCACCAATACGTCCAAACTTATCAATCACACAATTAGTGGCTACAGTGGCGTAACCATTCTCAAGATTCACTGAAGAATCTTGTAAGTTCAAGCCCATGAAGCCCGGAGCTTGAATAGTTGTGGTTAGGAGTTGTTCTGACATTTAGACAGCATCCCAAGTCATCTCTTCATCGTAGTGATTACGCTCAATGGCTACAGCATCTGCCAGAGCTAATCTGTACATCTGATAAGCCTCTGAAGACAATACACCTGAGTCTTCACCACGCTCAGCGATAGCTTTAGAGTATGCCAATAGAGCTACAACGTGTGAGGGAACTAAGATACGGTCATTATCAGCTACCAAGTCCACCTGAGGAATAACTAAGTTGAACTGTAGAGTATATGCACCATTGGGAATTGGATACAAATCTACCTGAGTATCTCCATTGGAGTCTACACCGTTGAAGTTATAGTAAAGAGGTGCATTGTTTTGAGTGGCTGTTAGCATGAACTGCTCATTCAACCACCTTGTAGGAGCATACTGCATTGGATGTAGCTTAGTAATGTTCAATACATCAATCACTCTAAAGCGAGTTGTAGAGCCTACCAAAACATAGTTAAATACACTTGTAGTAGTGTTAGCTGTTAGGGTACTTGTTAAAGCGTTCCAATCGTAAGCATCTTCAACTTCACGCTTAGCATCATTAACAAACACACCTAACATTGCTGAGTAGTCAGTAT